ATATTGTTTTTCTAACTGTATCATTTTTTATTTCATCAGCTAAAGCAATATGTAATAATTCTTTTTGTGTTACATTACCTCTTGTTCCTGTAAAACTTAATTCTTGAACTTCTTGTACAGATGTACCTGAATTAAAAGCAGCAGGAAATGTTACAGATCCAGAACCATCAGCATTACCTGTTCTAGTAATATTATTAATTGATGTACCTGTATAACCTATTTGTTGAACAGCATCAGTTGAAGTAAAACTATCTCTTATATTTGAACCAGTACTACTATCTCCATATCTAATTTGTGTAAATCTATTTACAACACCATAAGGGTTTTTTGTATCATTAGGATCAATAATAATACCAGAATTTCCTGAAGTAATACCACCAGTGTCTGGTCTAAATACACCAAAATTATAAGAATTAGAAAATGCTCCCCTAGCAAATTGATTAATTGGTCTTACCCAAAATACTAATGTATCTGTAAAATCTATATCAAATACTTTATGTGTAATTACAGCATTTTCAGTAAATGGACCTGTTGATGTTCTAAATGAAATATTAAACTCTCTATCAGCAATAGCAGCATTAACATCGCTTCCAACATATATTTCAAACGTTTCTGTTAAACCAGTAGGAACAGTCCATCTTAATTCTACAAACGGAGTAGTTGAACTTGTGTCGCTACTTATTGCTGTTAAATCAGTTATTGATCCAAAATTTCTTGGATTAGCCAAATTTGTATTAGGAGCTGTTTGAAATTCTGTTAATGCTTCTTCAGCATATGCACTTGCATTATATTCTTGTGCAGTAATTATATAACCTGAAACACCACTATCATTCATTTCAGTTTCAGTAATAGAATTAATTTTAAATAATTTATTAGTAAATCCATAAATACTATTTGTAAGTGATACTACATCTGTAACCTGTAATGCTAAAGCCCTTGTATCTGTTTTAAATGAAACAATTAAATTGTCTCTTGATGTTTTAATAATAACATTACCTGCTCTTTGAGCCATAATATTGTTATTTATAAATTTAAATCTTGTATCTTGAACTAATTCAGGTTCATTATATGATTTTAAATTAGCAGGTAAATCTAAAAATACTTGATCATCTTGATATTTTTGATCATAAGATTTAAATGAAATATTCATTTTGTTTAATGCACTGTTAAAACCATCATTAACTATTGTAACATCACCATATATATTATCTTCAGTAAATGACATTACAGAGGATCCTGTAGTATTAGATATAACTTGAAATTTACCTAAATGATAAGAAAATATACCTTGAGAGCAATTAACTAAATCAGATACATTTAAATCTCGTTCATCATATGTATTTACAGCACCATTTGTTATATATCTTTTAGCTGTTGTGCTATTACCGTTTTTATCTGTATGTGAAATTAAAGTATTACAAAATGTTTTATGAGCTTCAAATTTAGTTAAATCAATATCATTTTCAGTAATTACATTACCACAACCATAAACATTGTTTGTTAAATAATCTAATAAACATTCAGCTGGATTATCTGAATATGATGTTGAAGCTGATAAAGATCCTCCACTAATTGTTTTAATTAATTTACCTTGAACTTCTGCACCTAATCTACTTGTTAAACCAGTTACAGATTCATCTCTATTATATTTTAATTCCGCATATAAATATGCAACATTTGGCATTGTTCTATTTACAGCATTAGTATTCCATTTAGTAGAAAATGTTTCCATAGGAGAACATCTTCCTCCTGCTTTAAATTTTTTAACTATTAAATTACCATTTAAAAAATCATCAGTATCACCATTTGAATCTGTTGCATTTGTTACATTACCATTACTATCTAAAGTTAATTTAAAATCATCCCACCATATTTGATCAATAGATTCAATTGGGCCTTCACATAATGAAAGAATAAATCCCATTGTTTGGTTATCAGATGTTATATCAGCAAATGTAATTGAACCAAATATTTTTTCTTTTCCATAAATAACAGGTAATTTATTATTTGGATCTGATGCAATTCTTTGTTTAATACCTTGATCCGGAGATACTTCCCCTTGACCTGGACCAGAGGGTACATCTGGAGCAAATAATTTATTAGCAATATACGAAACTGCAACTGATAATACAAATCGAGCTATCATGCCTTGAACAGTTGATGCTGTTAAAACAGTTATAACTGGTGCGGCTGCTGCCATAATTAAATTTCCTTTTTATACATTGATTGAAATTCTTTATAGTTCAATTTATTAAAATTAATATTAGTTTCAGGTATAGAATAATAAATTATTTCTTTAACCTCTTTATGATCTTTTATTTCTTTTTCTAACATTTTATTCATTCTATAAAATATAGAAGAACCTCTCTTGTTAGGATGAACCCAAGTTAATAAAAGATGTAATTGTGTTATATGTGGATTTAATAAATTAGGTATTTTCATTCCTAATAATACACCATCAATAATATTATCTTTATCTTCTGATATTACTGCAGTTCTATCTTTAGCTATTGCTTTCATTAAACCTCTATAATATTCTGTATTATCTTCTTGAAATTTACCGAAATCAAATTCTTTTTTGTGTTGATTAAGTAATTTTACACCTTGTTCAACATCTTTATATTCTCCAATTCTTATCATTATATTTTATTCTCTTTCTTATTCTTCAGCTCCAAATCTAGGATTAAAGTCAACCATTGAAGCAACAAATTCCATAGATGCATCATTAGCTGTAAATTTTTTAAATGAAGTATCAGATGTAAATCTTCCTGATCTAGTATTTAATATAGCACCAACTATATTTTTACATTCTACAGTTATATTTACATTACCTCGTTCAGTATTTTCTTCATCAACAGCATGTGAATTAATTATACCTTGCCATTTTTGATATACTTGACCTTTTATTGCACCAGTATCATCATCCCAAAAAGCTTGATATATTGTAACTACGCCACCAATAGCATTAACATTTTCTAAAGCAGCAATAATTGTATTTGGTATACCATTTAATTTTATAGTTATTGCATTAGTTTTTACATCTTTAGTTTCTTCAACAGGTGATAAACTAATTATATTTGAACCAGGTAAATAAGTATCACCATTATATGTAATATTTGTATAACCTGTATTTAAAAATAAACTATCATTATTATCTGAAGTAACTTGAAATTTAATTAATTGAATAGGATATGTTTTTGTGCTTTGTACTTCAGCTAAAGTTGTTGTATCAATTGTTCTCATTATAATATTTCCTGAAAGTTAAATGTTCCATAAGCATAATAATTATATCCTGGGCCAGGAACAACGGTAACAGTTGGTCTACCATTTAATAACATTTTAAATTGTACACCATTACCATAAGTAAAAGTATTAGGACTTACAATAGAATTAATTGCACCAGTCATTAATTTAAAAGTTAATATATTAGAACTTGCAGTTGCATCAGATTTAATTTGATATACTTTTGTGCTTGAACTAAATTGTATAAAATCACCAGCTTTAACAGTGCTTGAATTAGCTACATTAGTTAATTTAACATCAACTCCACTTGTATTAGCATTATCAACTGTAATTGTTAATCCGGATTGAGCAGTTATATTTCCATTACTAAAAGTTAAATTAATATTTGATGGTAAACTTGTAGTTTTAAAATCAATACCATCTTGTAAACCTAATAATTCAGCTTCAACTTCATCATATTGTAATTTAGTTAATAATGGTAAATTTACTTGCATAGAATAAAATGTCGGACTGCCTCTTTCTTGTCTAGCATAACCTGAATTAGATATTGATCTTCTAATTCTTGCAGATCTATTTAATGATATATCGTTTGTATATTCAAATATTTTTGACATTATCTTCCTCTATTTCTTAAACCAGAAGTATTTCTAGAATAATTTTTGTTAGCTCCACCTACATGAGATGGGCTTGATGATATTACTGTTCTAATTTGATCTATTGCCCTTTGATCAACATTACCACTTATATTAATTGTTGTATTATTTACTGAGGATCCTTGACTACCTACTTTATTTCTAGGTATAACAACTTCTCCAGGTGTTAACATTGCAGGAATTCTATCAGTATATGGAGCACCACCAGGTACTATACCACCTTCTGAAAATCCAAATGCGCTTTTAGCCCCTTTAAATATTGTACCTATAACAGAAGCATCTTTATT